GTTGCTGGAGTCTCGTGGGTGGACCGGCAAAAAGGCGTGGCGTGTAAACAATATATTCCGAACCAACGTGCAAAGCGCCTACATGGCGGGCCGGTATCAGGAGATGAAAGAGGCCAGCCGCACCCGGCCATACTGGCGTTACAGCGCTATTCTGGACGGGCGCACGCGTCCGTCCCACGCGGCGCTGCACGGTCTGGTGTATGAGCATGATCATCCGTTCTGGGATTCGTATTATCCGCCCAACGGTTTCGGCTGCCGTTGCGCCGTGCAGACGCTCTCCAGACGGCAGGTGGAGAAACGGGGCGAAAAAATACAAACCGAAAATCCCGGCAGCATCAGGCTGACCGACTCCACCGGCATGGAGACATTTGTCAATCCGGTCCCTGACGCGGGCTGGAGTTCGAATATCGGCAAAGACTGGCTTGCGGGGCTGGAGCCCCGGGAGTTGCAGGGCAAGGCGCGGTCTCTCGCCAGCGCCGCCATTTGCCGCTCCGGCCAATTTGCAGACCACGATCCATGCCGCCCGCCACTTGAAAAAATAGAAAAACGGCACATCCACTCATATTCTGATGCGGATTTGCTCCCCAAGGCCATGAGCAAAGAGGAACAGGTATCGGCGTTTTTGGGTGAGTTTGGCGTGACTGAATCGACCGGGAGCACCATTCACATGGTGCCCGGGGGGTACCCGCTGGTGATCAGTAAGGGGCTTTTTGTGAACAAAGCCACCGGCGCGCTGAAAACGACTTGGAAAGATCGGGGGCCGTATATGCGTCTGTTGGCCCAGACGATCAAGAACCCCTACGAGGTGTGGTGGCAGCCCGTGGAGATAGGCCCAAAAAAACGCCTGGTGTATTCGCTCCATCTGTTGCGTCTGTTTCGGCGTGAGAATTCCAACGCCATAGGTGGATATTGCAGTTTCAGCCTGCTGGGCGGGAATTACTGGCTGGGGGCTACGGCGTTCGTTCCCAAGGCCGGACGTGGCCAAACGGCCATCTACGAGTACCTGGAGGGCGCGCGCGGCGGGATTTCGATTTTTCGGGACAAATAGGATGTGCCAGGTGGCCGGTCCCTGGCACCGCTCGGAGCAGCCCAGATCCTAACACCCGGCAGGACACTGCACCGACACGTGCCATATTTATACGTCTAACCATATCGGAGGTCAAGTTGGGTAAATGGATCAAAATCATGACCACGGGCACGCATACCGACAGCGCGGGCCGTGAGCATCATTATACCACGGCGAAGTTGGACAAGTTGGCCAGCAATTACGAAGCGCGTACCGAGGACGCCGCGCTCGTGCTGGGGCATCCCAAAAACAGCGACCCCGCCTATGGCTGGCTGAAACAGGTGCGCAGATTCGGCGAGGATTTGTGTGCATATGTGGCACAGATTCCCGACACCATCCGCAAGGCCGTGGATAATAAACGCTACAAATACGTCAGCCTGAGTCACACGCCCGATTTGCGCATACGCCACGTGGGACTGCTCGGAGCGGTTCCGCCGGGAGTCAAGGGGCTGGGTGAGGTCAGTTTTGCCAAGGGCGAAGATCTGACCACGGTTGACATCAATTTCAGCGAGCCGGTTACCCCGGCCACGGAGGACGATATGGACCCTGCGCTCATGGAAAAACGGATCAAGGAATTGGAGGACCGGGTCAAGGCCCTGGAGAGCGAGGTAAAAACCGAGCGGGACGGCAAGGAGAAAGCCGAAAAGGAACTGGAAACCGCCAAGGCCGAATTCGCCGAAGCCGCCGCCGAGCGCCGCCGGGTGGATCTGGAAAGCCGGGTTGACAAACTGATTGCCGACGGTCGCGTGTTGCCCGCCCAAAAAGCCGAGGTGCTCGCGTTTTGCGAGGCCATGGATGACGGCACCGAAATCAGTTTCAACGAGGGCGACGGCAAAAAAACGTTGGTGGACCACTACCTGACCGGCCTGGAGAAACAACCGGACAACGGCCTGCTGCACGAATTTTCCGCTTCGGACGAACCCGAGGCCTCTGCCGTTTCCGGCAACGATTTGGCCCGCAAATTTTAACCAACGGAGGAACAAATGGCTCATGACGCGGTGCTTGGCACCACCACAAAACGCGAGGTCCAGATTTTGGTGGGCGACGGGCACGTGATCCGCACCTACCCGTTTGCGGACGCGCTGCCCTTTCCGCAGCCCGCCGGAGCATTGGTGGCACTGGCCGCCGACAACAAACTCTGCCCCTACGAAATGACTCCCCCGACCAGTTTGGGCGCGGGTGACGGCACGGAAAAAACGTTTGCCGGCAACGTGGGCAAATTTGTCCGGGCCGGGTCCGCATCCGTAACCGACGGCAACGAGGAGTTCACCGACGACGGTTTCGGCGAACTGACCGGCAGCGCCGGGGGCTCCGGGAAAATCAATTATCTGACCGGGACCGTAACGGTCACGTTCAATGCCGCCCCGCCTGCCGAGGCCGACATTTCGGCCGACTGCGGATATTGGGCGCGGGGCGTGCTGGCCCGGGACGTGGACGCCGGGGCCGTGGATGCGGAGGTGGTCACCTCCGGCGGAGTCAACAGCAGCGAGCTGACCATGACCACCGGCGACCCCGCCACTGCCGAGGCTTTGGCGGAACTGGAATTCATCGGGCCGTGGCCCGCATAAGGAGGTTTTACGATGTCCCTGATTCTGTCTTTGAAACAATATTTCACCGCGGCGAAAATCGCCAAAGTGATCGAGACGGCTCCGCCCACGCCGTCCACGGTGCTGGACCGGCTGTTTCCCGAAGCCGTCCGGCAGCAGCTCGACAGCCCGGTGATTCCGGTCGAGGAACTGATTCAGACCGTGGGCGTTGTCCCGGTTACGAGCCGCGGAGGCCAGCCCGTCATGATCAACACCGAGGCCACGGTCGGCACGTATGTGGAACCGCTGCCGCTCAAGATCGCAACCAAGGTCGACGCGGTGAGTCTGAATAACCTCAAGTTGGGGACCCCTCAGACGCTGCAACAGTGGTCCCAGCGTAAAACCGAGGCCCTGCGCAGGTCCGTGAAGGTCAGCACCGAGGCGATGGCCGCCCAGTGCGCATTCGACGGGAAAATCTCGTACCCCATGTTGATGAACAGCGGGACCTACGAGGTGTATTCGGTGACATACGGCGGCCAGAGTATCCAGACCAAGACCGTGGGAACGGATGAGGCGTGGAACCACGAGGAAATCAGCAGGACCAAAGTTTACAATTTCCTCAACGACATGTCCACGGCTCTGGACCGCGCCGGATATGGCGGGGACAAGATCGTGCACGCCGGGGCGCTGGCCTATGCCGCGATGCTGAACCTGCTGGAGTCGGACAAGGAAAGCAAAATTCCGGCGCGCATGGGCGAGGACGGCGTGATCATTCTGGGCAAGTTCAAAATTTACGAAATGAGCGAAACCTGGAAGCACCCCAAAACCGGCGCGACGGTACCGAAATTGGCGGACGGGGAAATCCGCATGAATGTCACGGGCATGACGGCGCTGTATTACGGCGCGCTGGACGACCTGGACGCCAACCTCCAGCCCATGCCTCTGTATATCAAGCCGGTTAAGGACACCAGGAGCGGCAATCTGGAATTGATTGCCCATTCCAAACCCCTGCCCGCCATCGCGCCCAGGAGCGTGATGAAGGCGATCGTGCTCAAATAGGCGAAAACGGCCCGTAGACGCCCCGGGGGTGTTTTACGGGCCGTTCATGGGGCCGGGGTTGTTGAACTAGTCTAAAACTAGTCCAAAAAAAACGAGAGAGGTATCCGTGTACTGCAACGCTGACGATCTGACGTCCCTGATCCCGCAATGGCGAATTCTGGAACTCGCCGACGACAGCGCGGATGCATCCGGCAGTTGGAGTAACGCCGCCGTTCAGGAGGTTCTCCGGGCCGAGTGCGAGGGCGCGAGCCGGGAGATCGATAGTATGATCGGCAACCGCTATGCCGTGCCGTTGAATCCGGTTCCGGCCGTGGTTGCGGATTGGGCGAAGCGGCTGACCGTTGCCCGCCTGTTTTTGCGTCGGCCGGATCTGGAGGGTGAAGCCCCGGGCCGCTGGCGCAAAGAGCAGGAGCGCATCACGCGGTTGTTGGAAAAGACCGGGGCCGGACAGGTGAGCCTGGGCGCTCCTGAGAAGGATCAACAGACGGCCCCGGATGACGGGTCCATCGGAATTTCCACCACCAAGCCCCTGTTCGGGCGGGAAATGTGGAGGCGTTTCTGATGAGCGGATCGGTGTTGGAAATCCGGTCTGACCTCGGTGAGGTACGCGGACTGATCCGGAGGCTGGAAGCACGGTCGAGCAATTTGCGCGGGCCGATGCGTGACCTCGGTGAATTGGTTGTTTCTCAGGTGATGGACCATTTCGAGCAGCAACAGGCCCCGGACGGTACCCCATGGGAACCCAGTAAACGGGCCGAGACCACCGGCGGCATGACGCTCCAGGATTCCGGGCATCTGAAAGGGCATGTCCATTCGGCCCCGGGGCGGGACCGCGTGGAGATCGGATCGCCGGAGATATATGCGGCCACGCACCAGTTCGGAGCGTTGGCCGGGGATTTCGGGACAACGTCCACGGGACGGCCGATTCCGTTTGGAGATATCCCGGCCCGTCCGTTCCTGCCCGACGACACGGAACTGGATATGAATGAGATCCGGGGCGTGCTCCTGGATCACCTGACGGGGGCGGCATGAGCCTGATTGATATTGAAGACGTTCTGGACGCGCTGTTGCAGCGGTTGGAGCCGTTGCGGACGAAATTGCGGCTCAGGGAACTGGACACGTACCACGGCCAATTCGCCAGCGAGCGCAAAAATATTTTGGGCAAAACACCGTTTATCTGGGCGGCCTACACTGGGAGCCCCGAGTTTTCCGGAACCAATCTCCGGCTGACCGAAACAATGGATTTCGAAGTATGGCTGGGGGATCGGGACTACTCGCACCAGCATGGCCGTGGCCACCACGGCGGCCCGGGAACATTCGCCATGTTGCGGGGCGTTCGGGAATTGCTGCTCGGCCACACTGTTCCCGGCATTGGACCGGTGGTTTTTCGGCGCATCGATGCGCTGGCCTATTCCGGCGCATCGCTCTACCGCTGCCAGCTTCGCACGACCGGAAACACGCGGCGATAACAACGTTACTAACTCTAGGAGGAAATCATGGCTAAACTCGGACCCAGTGTTGACAACCTGCTGTATGGCAAGGGGTCTCTGTATTTCAGGGCAAACGGCGCGCAGGGCTTTGACCATCTGGGCAACGCCCCGGCGTTTGGGATGACCGTTGAAACGGAGAAAACGGAACATTACTCCAGCATGGCGGGGGCAAAAGAGAAAGACCTGTCATTCGTGAACCAAAAATCGGCCACCGCGTCCGCGACTCTGGAGGAATTCACCGCCGCGAACCTCGCGCGCGCATTTCTGGCCAGGGACGTTTCGTCCTCCACGCAGGCGGCGGGCTCATTCGATGCGGTTCCCGTTTCCGTTATTCCCGATCTGTTTACCGATCTGGGCAAAGTCAATTTATTCGCAACCAAGGTCACCATCACCGGCGAAAGCGCTGATTTCGAGATCGGTGAAGTCGTGACCGGCGGCACCAGCGCCGCCACCGGCAAAATCGCGTGGTGTGAGAGCGGCCTGTTGGAGCTGGTCAACGTTTCCGGCTCGTTTGAACCGGGGGAGAGCCTTTCCGGCGGTTCCTCCGCCAGCACGGCCACCCTGACGGATGTGGAACAGACGGAGGACGTGGTGGTAACGGATGCCGCCGCGGCCACCACACGCTACACTCAGGGCACCGACTACGACATCAACGTGGTGGGTGGGCTGTTCCGTGTGCTCTCCAGCGGCTCCATCGAGGACGATGCCTGCCACCTGTCCTCCGACTACGAGGTCACGGACAAGGAAATCGTGGATGCGTTGACTGGAACCGAGGTTCAGGGGGAACTCCTGTTTGTCGGCAATCCGGCCCAGGGACCGAAATGGAAAATCGAAGGGTGGAAAGTCAATCTCTCTGTTTCCAGCGAGGTGAATTTCATCGGCGACGATGCGAGCACCATCCCCCTGTCCATGGAGTATCTGTCCGACCGCGCCAATCACCCTTCCTGCCCGTTCTACCGTGCTACCCGCATCGGTTAGGCCCGAGGAGAATCAGCCAAAATGAGAAAAACAAAACGCAACACCCTCGACATTGGCGGCAAGGAACACGGGTACACCGTGTTGGAGGTGACGGTCCAGCTGGTTCTGGATCTGTTCGAGGAACTCACGACCGATGAACTGGGCCTAGAGGCTTTTTACACCAAGATGGACGAGCATTTGAAGCTGTTTGTCGAAGGGCTCACCTTGGACGATTTCAAACGCATGGCCCCATCGGAAATCGAAACCGTTTGGGAAGATTGGCGGGAGGTGAATGCCGCTTTTTTCAGGATGGCCAGCTTCATGGAGCTGGACCAACTTCTGGGCAGGCTGAAGGAAGCAATTATGATGGACTTCTACGGGCAGCTTTGCACATTGCTGGCCGGGGGCACGAACGAGTCTGGAACTACGGCTGGCACGCCTTCCTAATGGCGTGCCAACTCGTGGCGGAGGATGAGGCCCGGCGACTCAGTGACATGGCGGTGGCCGTTCGTGCGGCGTACTACGCGGACGGTGACGCCTGGAACAGATTCATAAATGGAAAAATGACATGAGTTCGAACACCGTATCCATATTGATCACCGCAAAAGATCTGGCGAGCAGGCGTCTGCGTACGCTCTCCAAGGGGGTGGACACTCTGGGAAGCAAGCTTTCCAGAGTGTCTTCCATCGGGCTGCGTGTGGGGACTGTTCTGGGCGGTCTGGCGGGGGGGCTCTCTGCGGTCAGTATCGTCAAGAAGGGGGCCAGCTATGAGCATGCGATGAATACGGTGCGGTACGTGGCCCGCGCCACGAGTAAAGAATTCGAGGCCATGGACGCCACGGCAAAAGAACTGGGCGAAAGCACCGAATGGAGCGCGAGCCAGGCCGCTGAGGGACTGTTGTTTCTGAATCGCGCCGGATTCGGGGCCAAACGTTCCATCGAGGCGCTACCCGGTGTGCTGGATCTGGCCACTGCGGGCAATATCGAACTGGGTCGTGCGGCGGATATCGCCAGCAACGTGCTGTCGGCCATGCGCAAGGATGTTGGAGAGTTGAATGATGTTAACGACATATTCGTCGCCACCATCAACACCTCCAATACGGACATGGAAATGTTGTCCGAGAGTTTTAAATATTCCGCGTCGGTTGCTGCCGCCTACGGGTATGAGCTGAACACTCTGTCAGGCTTGATCGGCCTTTTGGGCAACAGCGGAATACAGGGCAGCATGGCCGGTACGCAGCTCGCACACGCATTTTCCCAAGTTCAGAAGGTTTTTGACAAATACGATGTTTCCGCCATCAACGCGGATGGTTCGACCAAGGATTTGGTGGACGCAATCCAACTGCTGGAGGAGCACGGCGCGTCGGCTCAGGAGGTGATGGAAATTTTCGGGCAGCGGTCGGGTCGGGCCGTTGCGGCGCTGATGGGTACGGGCACTGCGGCTGTCAAGGCCTACCTCGCCACATTGGAAGATGTGAAGGGCGAGGCCGCGCGGGTTGCGAACGGAATGCGCGACGACCTGCTGGGAGATTACAAACAATTTTTGTCCGTTACCGAAGCCATTTCCAACAGTATCGCCGAGAACAACAATGAATTCACGCGATCATTCCTGCAAGGGCTGACCGAATCGTTGCGGGAGGGCAAGGGGGAAATAGTCGCTTGGGCGGACAACGCCGTGGAAACCGTGTGGACAGTGTTCAAGAGTTTTTTGGTGGGCGCGGGTGAATTCGTAGACAATGTCAAACCCGCAATCGAGGGTATCGGCGATGCCATTTCCAGCATTTGGGACGGTTTTCGGGCGCTGCCCACCTGGGTGCAGGAAGTCGGGCTGGTGGGTGCGTTTTTCGGCGGGATGAAAGGCAAGGTCATATTGGCCACCATCGCACATATGACCAACAAGATCAGGATTTCCGCCAAGGGATTGCAGGCCGTTTTCGATGATAAAATTTCATTTGGGGAGTGGCTTTTTGGCGGCTCCGATTTTGAGGACCTGCTGAAGGAGCGCGGTGTCATTGGAGAGGAGGAATACGATGCCATCAAAATGGGTGGCATGGGTGCGGGGGAATCGTGGGCGCGTGGATTTGTTGACGGCATTGATGAAAAAATCAAGGCCGCAAGGAAAAAGATCGCGAGCCTCAACGCGGACGAGGATGAACCCAAAAAGCCTGCACCCGCCCCACCCACATCAACGGCGGGCATTACTCCCGCCACCAATTCGGCCCCGCAGGGGGTGCTCTCCGGAGCGAAGCGCGCGGAAATGGAGCTGCGCGAATTCAAGGCATTGCAAGCCACCGCGCTTTCCCAGCTCGACGGGCTGCTGGCCCATCATCTGGTTTCGGTTCAGGACTACTACGCAAAGCGCCGGGAGGCGGTGGACGCGGCAACCGAATACGAAATCAAAAAAATACGCGAGGCCGCGGAAGCACAGGCCGCGAAATTGCGCGAACAGGCGGAACAGGCAGAGGATTCAAAGGACGCGCAGGAATATCTGAACAAGGCGGTGGAGGCTGAGGCCGAGGCGAAAACGCGGATTCTGGAATTGGAACAGCAACGGCTCCAGGTAATGGATGACCTGGTGGAGCGGGAGCGGAATGCCGCGGAGTCGGCCGAGCGGCAGCGCCGGAAAAAAGAAGATCTGATTCGTGAAATGCGCACCAATGTTTCCGGGGACTCCGGTCTCGACTCCGGTTTTGATGCCCAGATGGGGAAAATTGAGGAACAGTATCGGGAGCGCATGCGACTCCTGGAGGAATATCACGCCACCGAGGAGGAAATGGAGCTGGCTAAGGCCGAAAAGGTCAAGGCCATTCAGGACGCGACAGCGGACCATGAGAAGGCCATGGCTCAGCAGCGTGTGCAATGGCTCTCCGACATGGTTTCCGGCATGGGTGGACTGATGACGACGCTGAACCAGATGGGGCTGCAAAACAGCCGCGAGGGTTTTGCCGTCTACAAAGCGTTTGCCACGGCCGAGGCGTTGATTTCCACCTATTCCGCCGCCACGGCGGCATACTGGGACGGGGTAAAGGCGGATTCTCCCGTGCTGGGTTCTGTATATGCCGCGATGGCCGTGGCTCAAGGTTTGGCCAAGGTGGCATTGATCGCATCATCCCGTCCCCAAGGATATGCCCATGGCGGTTTGATTAGCGGCCCAGATCGTGGCGACCGGGCGGACAACGTGACCATTCGGGCCACGCCCGGGGAGTACATGATGGATCGGCCTACTGTCCGCCACTACGGACGGGGCGTCATGGAGGCCCTGCGCACCCACAAAATTCCGCGTTCCGCGCTGGCCGGATTCTCCGTTCCCGCAATTCCCTCCCCTCTCGGCCGTGCGGCATACGCCATGGGCGGCGAAATATCTCCCAGCTCGGGAGGCAATGGCGACAACACGGGCGGTTCCGTGAGCGTGGTCAACCTGTTTGACATGTCCGAGGTGGACCGCCATCTGGCCACCCGGGCCGGGGAGCGGGTGATCCTGAACGCGGTGGTCAACAACCCCGAAGTGATCAAGAGCGTGGTGAAATAATGGCATTTACACGATTGGATTTTACGGACGATTCCGGCACGGCCTCGCAGGCGTTTGAGGGCATTGTGTCGTTTCTGACAGACACCCCCGGCACCCCCGGCCGGGATTGGGTCATGCTGGAGGACCGCCGCGACTCCGGCGACGGCACGGTGATTCTGCGGAACACGGGTGCAAGCGGTTCGGAAAGTGTTGTTATAGGGTTGCAGCGGTGGGAAAGCTGCATTCAGGTGCGCCCGTTCCGGCACTGGGACGTGGGAGCGGACCTGTGGGGGCAGGACAACCCGTATGGGGCGGATATGACCGATCCGAGCAATGCCCGCTATGCCTTTTGCCCGCTGTTGACCATGTGGGACGGCCCGCTCTCCGTGTGGGTAGCCAGCAACGCATATCGCATCGTGCTGGTGGCCAAAGTCCAGAATATCTATTTTGCCGCGTATGCGGGGCAGATACTCCGTTATGCGCAGCCGTCCGAGCACCCGTTTCCCCTGTTGGTTTTGGCCGATGGCCACCGTGCCCTGTACAACGGCGGATACACCAGCACGTACAGCGCCACCAGCTATACGGACCTGACCCACCACACCGGCCTGCTGTGGCCGGATACCGGGCAGGAATGGTCCGGCCATTATCCCAAAAACTGCAACGGCCTGTGTCTGCCCTCCAATCAATGGGCACCCGTAGGCATCATGCCCACCGAGGGCGCACGCCCCGACCCCGGTCTGGTGTATCCGTCCGGCGCGGCCCGCGTGTTGATTCCGGCTCGGGTGCAGGCACAGGGCATGGCGTTCGGCGAACTGGACGGGGTGTTCTGGTTGCCCAACCAGAGCAATACGGCGGAATCCTCCGTTACAATCGGGGAGGACACGTACCGTGTTTTTCCCCGGCTCAATTCGGTTCTGGGCCACCAATTTATGGCCGTGCTGGAGGCGTAGATGTTTACCAAGACAAAATTCAGCGATGTGGAATCGGCCGCGCAGGCCCTGATAAATATCCGTACCTCGGCAGTGGCCGCGGGTTGGACCGAGGACCAATACTCGGCAGCCGCCGCGGAATTGTACCTGCACAACGGCGAGGGCCAATATTTCAGCCTGTCCGTACAGGCCGATCCCTACGACGAAACGTTGGAGCATCTGGCCGTGTGCGGCAACACCGGGTTTGACGCCAGCGCGGAATGGCATGCCCAGCCGGGCCGCTATACCAGAATGGCCGAGATCCCGACTGTTAACGCATACGATCCCACGTGGCCGGTGGGCGTCGGTCCCATGCGTTACCGCGACGGCCAGACCGCCTATGCCCGGCTCTCCGCGCTCTGGCTGCTGGCCCCCCTGGACCAGTGGGTAGTGGCCGACGGCACAAACGTGTACGTTTTTTTCTCGGCCAGCGGCTATTCGTTCACCGGCGTCGCGGATGATTTGTGCCTGGCCCTGTGGCTGGGCCGCATCGACCGCTACGATACCGGCGCGGGCGGAGACAACGGCGGAGCCATCGTCCTGAGCGACCAGGTGGGCGAGGCATATTACTACGCGCACGAATCCGCCGAAATCCGCCCCAGCCTGTCCTGCCTGTCCGGCCCGTTGGTGACGCCCGCGGACTATAGGGACGGCGGTTATACGTGGCATACGTCGTTCGGCGGTTACGGCCAGTATCTGGATTTTACCCACAACCGGGGGCTGCTGTGGGACGGGGCGAATATCGGGGACGATCAGGCCCGGATATCCTCACAGCTGCTGCCGGAATGGACATTACTCACAACGTTTCACGTCGATTACGCCAACCGGTATCCTCTGCTCACAACGTGGGATGATTCGGGGATTCAGATTGGATTCCCCGAATACAACAACGTTTTTGACCGGGCCACGCTGATGCGGCCCATTATTCACGCGGCCGTGGACGGTTGCGTGTGGCCCATCGGGGAATGCCCGCATTACCTGATCCGGGATTATACCGGAATCACACCGGGCGAGGTGGTGAGTTTTGGCGCAAAACAATACGTCACGTTTCCGCTGTTTGCCGTACACCACACCCAGCGGACAGGCGTGGCCCTGAGGGTGGCGTAGCATGGGCGTGGTAGCCGGTTCTCCCCTGCTGGCCGGACACGGCAACGTGACACAACCCGTTTGGCACACCGAGCCGGGCGATGGCCGGTGCATGGTGACAAGCGCAGCCGGGAGCGGCTGGTTTGTCCCGTTGGTTGCTCTGCCCTCGGCACAGGATATAACCGGTGCCGAAGGCAACAGCGTTGCCGCTGACGTTGTGTACGGCAATAGCTGGGTGATTCCGGCCGAAATTGACCGCGGCCTGCTATACGATGCGGAAAGTGTGTTGGTGGCCGTGTGGAATGCGGACCGCGTGAACAGCCGCACCCTGACAACCCGTACGGAAAATGGTGACGGCATCGAACTGGCCATGGACACGCCGCAACATCTGGCCCCGGACGCCGAGGCCGCGGGGGTGCTGTCCCTGCTGGCCGATGGCCCGGCCGAGCAGGAAACCGCGATCCTGTTTGACCTGGGAAATTTCTCAATTTGGCTGAATATCACATTTCAGCGCGTGCTGCCGTTCCCGGTGCGCCACAACTGGCGCGACCGTTACGGCTACACCCTGGCGTTTGAAACCGCCATCAGCCGATCACGCCTTGCCGACGAGCAACGGCGGCCCCTGACCAACAAACCCACACGCACAATATCCATGACGGCCACGGCGCGGGGATTACACGCGCAGCGTCTGCGTAACATCATTGTTGGCGGGGATTCCCGCATACTGGCCGTGCCGCTGCATCTGGAGGAATTGGCGGTGGTTGACGTGGACGAGACGCGCACGGTTTGGACTGTGGCCGGCGCGGATTTGTCCACGCTGTGGAATCTGCGCCGTCTGCCCGGTATGCTCATGTTTTTGACCGAAGACGGCGGATTCATGCGCGAGCTGTCCGGAGTGGACGTGGACAACTCAACCATAACAACGACCCAACCCGGTCCGGAAGGCGTTTGGCCAGTCGTGTCCGTTGCTCCTGCCATGTGCGCCGTGATTAGCCGGGCAACGCCCGCGGCGATCACCGACGAGCTGGAGGAATGGAGTTTGGAGCTGGCCGAATACGCGGGGGGCAACCAGCCGGATCTGACCGGCGTGCCGGAGTTGCCCGCGCGGATCGAACCGAATGCGGACTGGGCGACCCGGCCCGGGACGGCCCTGGCCATGGCCCGGGATTTGATCAGTTATCCAGGAGGTACGCATGCGCTGTACTCCCTGTACGATCGCAATGCGGCCAGTATTGAATATGCGGTCTGCGAGCCGCGTTCCGGGTTGTTCGAGCTGCTGGATTTGTTTGCGGCCGCACGCGGGCGATGGCGCGCGTTTTGGCACCGCGACCTGGTGCGGGCATTTACCGCCGCACGGGAGCACGTGGCCACCGAAGCGGTGCTGGACGTTTTGGACAATGGATTTGAATTGACACGCCCGGGAGATGAGCGCGTTCGTCTGGTTGCGGCCGGGGCCGAGCCGGTGACGTGCCGCATCGTGTCCCTGAGCCGTGCCGGCGGCGTGCTGCGGCTGGTACTGGACTCCCCCCTCGGCGTTGCCTGCGGCCCGGGCTGCCTGATTTATCGGGAGTATCGCGCACGGTTCGACATGGACACCCTGACTGTGAATTATGCGGCATCGTGTTCCGGCACCGCCAGTTTGCGCGTGACCGAATTGATACAGGAGTATGACGCATGACCACGTATTTGGAACATTCCGTAGCCGTTGAGGCCGGAGAGGTGGTGGAGCTGTTTGAACTGCGCGGGCCGTCCACGGTTTCGCGCTGGGCATCGGGCCGCAGCACCGTGGAACATGGGGGCCAAACATATCTCCCCGCACCGATCAAGCGCGGGACATTGGCCACGGACACGGATTCCGGCGGCCCCACGTCCGTAACCGTATCCGCGCCGCCTACGGACGAGCTGAAGCGATATCTTTCCGCCTACCCCGCGGAGCCGAGCACGGTACGGATCTGGCGGCGATTCGTTGACGGCGGTGATTGGCGGCTGCTGTTTTCCGGCCGGGTGCTTCGCGTCACATTGTCGGACAACGTGGCCACGGCCCGATGTGAATCCGGAGCCGGGCTGCTGGAAAACAAAATTCCGAGCTGCGTGTATTCGGCGTATTGCCAACACCGGTTGTTTGACGATGGCTGCGGGTTGGAATCCGCCAATTATGTCACTCGCACGGCCGTGACCCTCGGCGACGAGGGACAGTTGATTGCCCCGGCATTTGCTACCCAGGCCGATGGCTGGTTCACAGGTGGCCACGTACAGATGGACAGCGATTTTCGAATGGTCACACGACACGAGGGCAACACCCTATATTTGCACGTGCCGTTTGACGGCCGTGTTCGTACTGGGTCCGTGGTCAGTGCCTGGCCCGGTTGCGATGGGTCGCCCGAGACGTGTACCGCAAAATTCAACAACGTGGCCCGATATCTGGGCATGCCGTATATCCCGGCGTCCAACCCGGTGCTGTGGGGGTTCAAATGATTCCTATTTTTCACGCAGACGAGGATTGGCAGCGCGTGGCCGTTATCGCCGAATCGTGGCTGGACACCCCCTATCGGCACTTGCAGCACTGCAAGGGCCGCGGGGCGGACTGCACATTGTTCCTTGGTGACGTGCTGGTGGAGGCCGGGTATCTGGCCGAGCTGGAATACGACTACTACCCGCGCGATTGGCACCTGCACACGGACGACGAATTCGTGCTGGAATCCGCGTTGCGCCATTGGCGCGAGCACATGTGCCCCGGCTACGGAGTGGGCGAATTTGACCCCCGGCAAATCACGCCGGAACGCGGAGACATGGTGGCGTTTTCCACCACGAAACGGGGAGTTTCCAACCACGTGGGGCTGGTCTGGGGTGACGGGACCATGATCCACGCCATCATCCATCGGGGTGTGTCGTTCATGCCGCTGGGACGCTGGTGGTGTGACCGTATGACCACGGCGTTTCGGTTCATGAGGGTGGCGTGATGTCGGTAGTCGGAGCGATAATCGCGGGCGTATCTCTAGCCGTTAGCGCGGCCAGTTATTTCCTCTACAGCCCGCAAGAAAACAACCAGACGGATATGGCAGCCGCCAATCTGGACGCATTCTCCATCACGTCCGTTGAGGAAGGCAAGGTTATTCCCCGGGCATTTGGGCGCTGCCGTCTGCCCGGCAATATCCTGTGGTACGGCAATCTCAAATCCAAGGCGCAATATCAAGAGGTTGAAGGTGGCAAGGGTAGCGGTGGCTCGTCCAAAAGCAAAACCGGCTATAAATACTGGATGGATATGTGGCAGGGGGTTTGCGTGGGCCCGGCCACCCCGATGCGCGTGTACGTGCAGGACGAACCGTACGAATGGGACGAATGGATTGTGGATGTGGATGCCCAAGTCAACGGGGGTTACGACCACACATATCCGACGGCCCCGGGGGCCTACGCGTCCAGCCTGCCAGGCGTGTGCCACGTGTGGCTGCCCCAATTCTATCTCGGCTACAACGTCAGTACCGTGCCGACAATACATTGGGTTATGGACTGCTACCCACCCACGCCCGTGGACCATGCGCAACTCGGCAACGGGGCCAACCCTGCCGCCATCATATACACCCTGTTGACGGATGCCGGAGCCCCGACGGACCGGATAGACCTGTCCTCGTTCAACGCGGCCGCCGCGTATTGGGCAAATCAGGGCTACGGATTGAACCTGTCGTTCACTAAACAGGCAAAAGCGCGAGAGCATATTGCCGAGGTGTTGAAATATGTGGGCGGCCGATTCGTGGAACGCTCGGACGGCATGTTCGCTCTGCGGGCCGACGACCCCAATCAGGCGCTGGCCGGGAGCGTTACCGACCGGGAAATCATTTCGTTGGATTTCGAGCGGGCCACGTGGGAGGACTCTCCCAACGTTTTCGAGGGCAAATACTCGGACGAGGCGCAGGAGCTGACAACCCGCACGGCGGCCCCGGCCCGCAATACGGCAAGCATTTCATTGATCGGTCGGGAGGTTCGTGAATCCGTGGACCTGTCCGCTTTCCGCGATCCGGACACGGCAAACAAGCGGCTCTGGGAAATCATGAAACGGGAGAGTTACCCTGCCGCCAGCATGACGTTGACCACAAACCTTTCGTTTGTGGACGTGGAGCCCGGCGACGTGTTGGAGGTTTCCAGCGAGCGCGACGGCATTTCGGCGACGTGCGGTGTCATTACCTCGAAAGATCTTTCTGAACTGGACAAAAACGAGGTCAAATTTTCCCTGACCGAGGCCGTGGGACGGGTCGTTGATGGGCATTGGACCGCCCCGCCAGCGCCAGCGCCCTGGACGCCGCCCATTGCCGCCCCGAAGCCGCTGTCCCATGTGCGCGTGCTGGAATTGCCCCGCAATTCGGAAACGGGTACGGCCCCCACCGTAATGGTGTTGGCCGCGCGCGAGCTGGGCTACGAGGATGGGTTGGCCCTACTGAGTTCCGGCACCGGCACCGATTTCACCCTGCTGCAAACCTCGGACGTTTGGACACAACACGGCACGTTGAATAAGGCATACCCGGCGAATACCTACGCAGTGGATGATTCCGTAGGCATCGTCTACACCCCGACGCGGGAGGATCCTGTATTTTCGTCTGTAAGCCGCTCGGACTTATTTGCTACGCGGCGTTTCGCCGTCATAGACGACGAGATTATGCGTTTTCAATCGGTGGAATTGTTGGACGGCGGAGCTATTCGCCTTAGTGGCATTGTACGTGGCATCTACAACACCCCGATACAGGATCACGCGGCTGCCGCGGAGATATGGATTTGCGAGCCTGGCAACAACGTTATCGGGCTGGAGACGGACTGCTCGCTGCTGTTTCTGCCGTCCGTCCTGAATTCACAGCTGGCACGGGATGAGGTGATAGCCCTGCCCGTGGAAATATCCGGCCGGGCGGCGGTTCCTCCGGACGTGGCGCGCATCCGGGCCGTGCGCAGCGGCAGCAAAATATCACTGAGCTGGTGGCCCGTGGACGCGGGGCTGGGCGGTGCTGGCGAGGCCCCGCCAGCCCGGGCGCTGGATCAATGGCCGCCGGAATTCAACGGGGATTTTCTGGTCAACGATCAAGCCGTGGCGGCGTGTGAGACGACAATCCAAAATACCGAGGCCACTGCAATTACGATCCGCGCCCGGCAATCCGGGCAGATCAGCCCGGGAAAAACCATCGCCGTTCCCGCCCTGGACGGCGAGTACATCGCATAGGAGATCAACATGGCCATACTTAATCCGACCCTGCTTGAAACGCTGGCCACCGGGGTGCAGAACTGGACGGCGATTCTGACCGCCAATGCCCAGAAACTCAACACGTATCTGGGCAGACTTTGGCCCATGGTGGACGGCTCCACACCGACCGCCGGGCAGGTGCCGGTTTACGACGCGGACGCCGACCAGTGGGTGCCGGGCACGGTGCAGACGACAACCAGTTGGAACAACCTGTCCGACAAACCGCA